AGGAACGCAGTTGATAAATTAGGAATAGAAACATTTAAAAAAGGTTTGGAAGGCGATAGCAAAGAGGCCGAAGAAGCTAGAAAAGAATTAGCGGATTTTGAGAAAAAAGGAATATCTCTAGAAGATGCGTTAAGCGATATTACAAACAAAGATAAAACAAAGCTAGCGTATAAATTATTACATGCTTTAGCTCTATCTGGGAATAAAGAAGCTAAGAAATTATATGACGAGCATTACACAGCAAACAAGAAATTTGCAGAAGATGCTATAAACGCAATAGCAACAGATCCAGAATTGCAACAGGGTATGCTCGATAAAATAGCAAAGGACTTTCCTCTTAAATCGGTAGCTGACGGGAAGGAGACAATGGCAATTGGCAATATGTCGTTAGATCCTTTAACTATGGAAGTTATATTCGGTACATCAGATTACGAAACAATAAAAAATGGTCTAGTTTCATTAACAAGAATGAACCCAAAAACAGGCGAACCAGAACCCTACTTAGCTTACATCGCTAAGGGCAAGGGCGAAAAAGATGCAGTGCCAATTGCTACAGTAAGTATACGAGAAGATGGAGTAGGTTACAAAGGATCTTTCAAGTTCGATATGAAACTCCATTCTGAATTTGCTGAAACTGTAGCAGCAGCTACGGAGCAAATATATGGGGAAGGTAGTTAATGCGTACTCAACTACTCTGCACATTCACCGATACAACGCATTTAGATGACACTGTAGACACTGTTGTAAAAGCATACGATATAATATATAGCAAGATCTTTATCCTTTTTGATACAAATGACGAAAACGAATTAATGTGTACTTATAACATAGATCCGGGCAATTCGTATGCAGAAATTAAATCTACAATATCTTTACATAGAAAGAAACAAACAAATACATTATATACTATCAACGCATTAAACGCTGCGATTATGGTGAACAACGATGGAAAGCTAGATAGAAATTACATGTTAGATTGGACAGTTTATAGAAATTGTATTTTACTTACAAACGATCAAGGTTTAAAGAAAATACAAACCAAAATTAAAAAAATAATAAATACCAAATAATTTCCCTATGTCATTTATTTTTGTTATATTTATATATAAATAAAAAATAACTGAAAAACTAAAAATTACTAAATGAATAACTTAACACTTGCTGTGTTGCTTTATCTGATAGGGCAAACATTAATATGGTTTCAAACCAACGGACAATTCAAATGGGAATGGTTCGCCAACAATCCACTAATACTTTCTATAGTTGGTGGTACGATAATTTCATACACATTTATAATGGGAACAAAGCACGCAGTCGAACACTTCGATGGTCTTTTATGGCCAGGTAGGTTCATGGGTTTTGCAATCGGTATATCTTCGTTTGCTATATTAAGTTGGTGGTTTATGGGAGAAGGAATTTCGTGGAAGACAACGTCATCATTACTTCTATCGTTAGCAATAATAACAATACAATTATTTTGGAAATAATCTATAAAATGTTTCATAGATTCAAAAAAATTGCGTATATTTAAACATAATTAATAATTAACTAAAAAGAGAGAGAACATTTATGGTTTCAACTGAAAACATGCAAACTATTCTTACTGAATTACAAACTGACATTGATAAGTTCAACAATGGAAATGCGTCTGCAGGTACAAGAATTAGAAAAGCAATGCAATCGATAAAAGGTCAAGCACAAGATCTTAGAAAAGAAGTGCAAGAAATAAAAAATAATAAATAATAAAAATTAAAAAGAGTAAACTATGGCACTAGATTTAGATGCAATTAGACGTAAGTTAAATAACTTACAAAGTACAACAGGTAGACAAAATAATCTTTGGAAACCAGAACCAGGTAAAAATCAAATTAGAATTGTACCTTATCAATTTAATAAAGAAAATCCTTTTCAAGAATTGTATTTTCATTATGATTTAGGTAAGAGAAACTATTTATCACCAGTAACATACGGTGAGCCTGACCCAGTAGACGAATTCGCTCAACAACTTAGAGCAACTGGAAAATCAGAAGACTATAAATTAGCTAAAAACTTGACTCCAAAAATGAGAACTTATGTTCCTGTTATTGTAAGAGGACAAGAATCCGAAGGTGTTAAGCTTTGGGGATTCGGTAAACAAGTTTATACTGAATTGCTAGGATTTATCGCAGATCCAGATTATGGTGATATTACAGATTTAACTGCAGGTAGAGATATTACAGTTGAATATACTCCAGCTGAAAATGGAAACTTCCCTAAAACTGGAATTAGAGTTAAACCAAGTCAAGTACCGGCAACGGAAGATAAAAACGTAGCTGATATGATTATGAATCAACAAAAGAATATTTTCGATATCTTTAAGAAAGTTTCTTACGATGATTTAAAAGGTCACTTAGAAGATTGGTTGAATGGTGGTGAAAGTCAGGAAGAACAAGCTGCAGTAACATCGACAGCTAAAGTAACTGAAACGGTTGCTAAAACTGACAACGTTGAATCAGCATTTGACAATTTATTTAATTCGTAATAGAGACTAGTTATGGCAAGAAAATCAAAAGAAGTAGAGTCATCTACAGAACCGGAAGTAAAACACGACGATTTAATCAATGTGTTGGCACAATCTTTAAATAAAAAATTTAAGAAGGAAGGCAAAGTAGCTTATTTCTTAGATGGTGAAGACGACTGCCCAACTGATTTAACAGAGTGGTTATCTACTGGTTCATCTTTGCTTGACTTGGCAATATCTAATAGGCCGAACGGGGGTATACCTGTTGGACGTATTACGGAAATCACAGGAATGGAGGCTAGTGGCAAATCGCTGCTAGCTGCCCATATCCTAGCAGATACACAGAAAAAAGGTGGCTTAGCAGTTTATATCGATACAGAAAATGCAATGAACGAAGATTTCTTAAAAGCAATTGGTATCGATGTATCTAAAATGTTATACATACAATTGGAAACCGTTGAAGATATATTCGACGTGATAGAAAATATTATATATAAAATCAAAGAATCATCTAAAGATAGATTGGTTAGTATAGTAGTTGATTCTGTGGCAGCAGCAACAACGAAAGTAGAACAAGCAGCTGACTACGAAAAAGATGGTTGGGCAACTTCAAAGGCAATTATTTTATCTAAAGCAATGAGAAAAATCACTCAGCTAATTGGTAGAGAAAGAGTATGTTTAATCTTTACAAATCAATTGAGAGAAAAACTAGGTGTTATGTTTGGCGACAAATATACTACATCAGGTGGAAAAGCAATTCAATTCCACGCATCGTGTAGACTTAGACTCAAAGCAGCAGGTCAAATCAAAGCCAAAATAAATGGTATCGAACAAGTGATTGGTATTAAAACAAAAGCAAAAGTAGTAAAAAATAGAATGGGTCCTCCTTTGAGAGAAGCAGAATTCCATATTCTATTTGAATCCGGTGTTGACGATTATGGTTCTTGGTTACAAGTTTTAAAGGACTATAATTTGATAGCGCAAGGTGGAGCTTGGTATACGTGGACTTCAAATATTTCTGGGGAGGTTATTAAATTCCTATCCAAAGATTTTGAAAGCAAAGTATTATCGAATCCTAGTTATAAAGAAGAAATTTATAACACAATTACAGATACATTAGTTATGTCTTACAAAACCGACAATATTGGTATCGATGATATCGAAGTTGGAATTGACGACGTTCCAAATGGATAAGTAGTTAACTTGAGTGTGGTGGAATGAGATTAATTTCCAAAAGAAATTAGTTGATGTGGGAGACACAATCCTAGAAGTTTTGGGAGCGATGGTAGGTTTGTCTTAGCGGACGGCCCGATTTTTAAAGATTACAAGAATCGACATCTATGGGCTTGTAAGTACTTGCCCAACGAAATGGTAATCAAAGTACTGAGGGTTCGAATCCCTCCACTCAAGCAAAAAGCCCCGGTCGTCTAGTGGTTAGGACGCCAGGTTTTCATCCTGGTAACCGGAGTTCGATTCTCCGTCGGGGTACAAAATAAAAAGGGCATGTGAGAATCGGTAGCTCGAGTGTGAGCTTAATGCTGTAAGTCCCTTTTTTTTATTAAAACAAACCAATAAATAATTTCCTTATGTCGTTAAAATTTGTTATATTTAGATATGAATAAAAAATACCTAAGTATTCTTTCTAATTTAAAGAAAGAGGATTATTCCGAAAGGAACCCAGATGACAAGATTTTATTAATAGATGGCTTGAATACATTTATTCGAGCATACACAGTGAATCCTACATTGAACGATCACGGAGTTCATATCGGGGGTATTGGTGGATTTTTGTTGTCGATAGGTTATGCTATCAAAATGATTAAACCTACAAGAGTTATTATTTGTTTCGATGGTAAAGGAGGTTCTGCTAAACGAAGAAAAATATTTCCAGAGTATAAAGCTAATAGAAGAGTTAAAAAGCAAATAACTAGATTTAATTCTATTATGACGAGAGACGAAGAAAAGGCAGCAATGCATTATCAACTCCACAGATTAACAGAATATTTATCTGTATTGCCGGTTACAGTAATGGCACCAGAAAATATAGAAGCAGATGACGCAATAGCTTATTTGACTCAACAAATATATCCTGAAAGTAAATGTATAATTATGTCTTCGGATAAAGATTTTCTACAATTAACTTCCGATAGAGTTCAAGTTTGGTCGCCTACTAAAAAGAAATTATATTTCAAAGACGATATACTAGAAGATTTTGGAGTACCAAATCATAATTTTCTAATGTACAGATTAATGAAAGGAGACACTTCCGACAATATTCCCGGTGTAAGAGGAACAGGTGTTAAGACACTAATGAAGAGTTTACCTATTTTATTTGAAGATAAAAAAGTAACAGTAGATGATATAATAGATTATACGACTACAAACAATAAATCGAAAATAAATCAAAGACTATCTGAGTCAAGAGAAATTCTAGAACTCAATTATGATTTGATGCAA